CGGTGGAAGGTGCCCGGGTCGGTGACGACCATCGCGATACCGCCATCCGGCAGGTCACACCGCTCGGTCACCGGCAGCGTGAGCGCCGTGCCGTCCAGCGGGCAATCGACGTTCGGCAGAATGCTCACCTGCTCATCCTCCCATCCCTCCGTCACGCAGTCGTGGGTGCAGCCGCAGGCTTGCGGTGACGATCATGGCTGCGATCCCGTGGAAGCACTGGTGGCGGCCACGCAGTCCTGCCGCGCAGTTGCACTGCCCGGTCGCTGCGGTGAGGTAGGTCCGCTCCCCGTCGCTGCTGACGGCGCGGAAGATGCCCCGGCGCAGCGGCACGAGGCCGCCGTCGGAGATGAGCTCGCGGGCCTTCTCGACCTGCGCGTCCTTGAAGCCCTTCACGGCCCCGGCAACGGCAGCGGCGCGGACGAGCGCCCCGCAGATGCGCCCGTAAGGCTTGGCTGCCGCGGCGGCCTGGGCCGAGTGGAAGCGGCGTGTGCGCCCGCAGCGAAGGCACTTGCTGGTGTGATCCCCCGTGTTCATGTCACTGACTGTACCGCACTTCGCGGTATGGCGGTAGCTTGACGGTACATCTGAGCACGGTATTTTTGCGGTAGGCCAGTGCGGTACCATTGCGGTATGGGCCGTAAAACGAGCGTGTACCTCAGCGACGAACTGTCCGAGCGGATGAAAGCCTCCCCGCGCAAGCACGCGGACCTCCTGGCATCGGCACTGGATGCTGACGCAGCCGGGGCCAGCACGGACGCCGTTACCCTGGCCGACCTCCGCGAGGAACTGGCAGCCCAGGACGACAGGGTGCGCCGCATCGTGCGCGACGAGCTGGGGCGCGTGGCCGGGCATGCCTAACGCGCTCTCGTGTGCCTCGGAAGCCTGCGCCGGCGCGGACATCATCGTGGTTGCCGGTGTCCCGCTGTGCGGCGAGCACCGTCAGATTCTCGGCCGCGCCCTCGGTCCCAGAGCCGCTTACCGCAGCGACCGGCCGTGGTTCGTCTACTACATCACGTGGCCGCATACGGCATCCATCGTCAAGATCGGCGCCAGCGCGAACCTGTCCGCCAGGTTCAGGGGTCACGGGCGCGGCGGCCACTGGCCCGAAGTGCTCGCCGTGGAACCAGCCGGGCTGGTCAGCCTTGAGGCGATGCGCCATGAGCAGTTCGCATCCCTGCAGGTAGCCCTTGAAGAGTTCCGCCGCGAGCCTCCGCTGACGGCGCACATCGCAGCCGTACGCAAGGCGCATCCGGACTGGCTCAAGGACGTGAAGCCGCTTCCGTGGTGGCTCGACCCGGCCAACACCGCAAAGACGTTCGCCGAGATCCCGCTCTGCGGCGCCCCGCGCCTTGACGGCAAGCCGTGCACGCTGCCTAGCGTCACGTGCCGCTATCACCCGCAGGCGCCCTGACCGCTGCCGGACACATCACGGGACACCCAAGGAGGCGGACACGTTGGCACGCAGCACCGCTGTCCGCGACGCCGAGGCTCTCGGCTGCCGTGCCCGCGGCTGGACGTACGAGCAGGTCGCCGCCGAGATGGGCTACTCCGACCGCTCCGCCGCCCGCAAAGCATGCGAGCGCGCGATGGCCTCAGCGGTGCGTGACACCACCGAGGAAGCCAAGACGCTCATCCTCATGGACCTGAACGCCGCCAAGCAGGCAGTGTGGGAAGTCCTCAGGGCCAACCACCTCGTCATCTCCGATGGCCGCGTCGTCAAGCTGGACGACGAGCCGCTGCCCGACGACGAGCCGGTACTCAAGGCGGTTGACCGGCTGGTGAAGATCGACCAGGAGCTCGCGAAGATCTACGGCGCGTACGCCCCGTCGAAGCATGAGGTGCGGACCATTGACGCGATCGACGCGCGGCTCATTGAGCTTGCGGACTCGATGGCACCAGTGGACGCCTGAGACCCGCCGCCAGTTCCTCGCCCGGCTCGACGCCGATGAGCGCGAGCGGCTGCTGGAGCACCTGACGCCGGCGGCGGATCCTGACCGCTGGGCCACGCCGGGCGAGCTGGCGAAGGCGATCGACCCGTCTACGGTGCAGACTCCCGCGCTGGACGTGATCGACGAGGCGCTGGTCTGGGCGTACACCACGCGGGACGCCCGGCTGCTGGTGTCGATGCCGCCCCAGGAAGGCAAAACCAGTCGTGTTACGAAGATCGGCGCACTCTGGGCGCTTAGCCGGAATCCTGAACTCCGGCTCGGCGTCGCCTCCTATGCCCAGTCCCTCGCTGAGGGCTTCGGCCGCGAGATCCGCAACACGATCGGCGGCTTCGACGGGACCGAGGGTTCCCTGGATCTGGGCCTTCGCATCGCCCAGGACTACGGCTCGGCCAGGCGCTGGCAGCTGGACGGCCACCGCGGCGGTGTCGTATGTGTCGGGATTGGTTCCGGTTTGACCGGACGTGCCCTCGAAGCCCTCATAATTGACGACCCCTTCGCCGACGCCGAGCAGGCCGGATCGTCCTACTACCGCGACCGCGTCTGGGACTGGTGGCAGTCTGTCGGCGCCCCCCGCCTCGCCCCCGGTGCGCCGGCAGTTGTCGTGCTCACCCGCTGGCACGAGGACGACATCGCCGGGCGTCTCCTCGCCGCCGAGGATGGCCACCGCTGGCGCGTCATCAACATCCCGGCACTGGCTGACCACGACCCCGCCAAGGGCCAGTCCGACCCGCTCGGCCGTGAGCCGGGCGAATGGCTCCAGTCGGCCCGGGGCCGCACGGTCGCCGAGTGGGAGCAGATCCGCATACAGGCCGGGTCGCGCGTGTTCGCCGCGCTGTACCAGGGCAGGCCGTCGCCCGATCAGGGCAACGTCTGGCAGCGGCAGTGGTGGCGCCGCTACCGCGAGCCCTTGTGGTCCCAGCACCCCGACAGGCCCGACGCCTACCTGGTCCACGAGTGCGACGAGATGATCCTGTCGCTCGACTGCTCGTTTCGCGACACAAAGGGCAGCGACTACGTAGCGCTGCAATGCTGGGCGCGGCGCGGCGCCAACGTCTACCTGCTCGACCAGGTGCGCAAGCGCCTCAGCTTCACCGACACCATGACCGCGTTCGCGGCGATGGCGGCCCGGTGGCCGCAGGCGTCGCGGAAGCTCATCGAGCAAGCCGCGAACGGGTTCGCGGTCATCGACAGCCTGAAGGGGAAGATCGCCGGCATCGTTCCGGTGAAGCCCCGCGAGTCCAAGTACGCCAGGGCCTCGGCCGTGTCCCCGTTCATCGAGGCCGGCAACGCGTTCCTGCCCGCCCCGGACGTCGCCCTGTTCGACGCCGAGGCGTTCGTTGAGGAATGCACAGGCTTCCCGAATGCGGCAAATGATGACCAGGTGGACGCGGCAAGCCAAGCCCTCGCGGAGATGCTCCTGGACGGGACCGGCGCGCAGGCCTGGATCGCATGGGCCAAGCGGAAAGCGGAAGCCGCGGCGGACAGCGCACTCCCCGCCCCGGAACCTGCCGCAGAGCCGGACCCTGAGCCCGCGCCCGAGGATCCGAGGTCCGCCCTCAAGCGCGCCCGTGACGCCGCCTACATGGCCAGCCAGGGCAGGTGAGGAGCGGTCAGCGCAGCGTGCCGGGCGCGTCTGACTCAGCCCAGGCCATGACGCGCTGGAAGCAGTCGTCGCAGACGGTGGCCAGTTCGCCGTCGCCGTCTGGACGCCAGGTGGACTCCATCTCGGCCAGCGCTTCCTCGTCGCTGCGGCTCTTGGTGAAGGTGCCGTGGCAGACGGCGCACTCATAGGGTTCCCCGGTCCCGCCCATGTGCTCCATGATGCCCGCTGCGGCTCTCCGGGAGGCTGCTGAATGGGTGTCCGCACAGGCATCGCCGGCACGCTCATCCGGGCCGCCAAGGCGTTCGGGGGCCTGCAGCAGCCGGAAGCGATGGCGCAGGCGGCCGAGCAGGTCAGCCAGATGGGCCCCGATCACCCGTTCAGCCCGGGCGAGCCGGTCCAGCCGTACGACGGGTACTCGCGCACCCCGCGCACGCTGGACTACCAGACCAGTTACAACGTGGCGACGAGGCCGCGGACGCATGAGCGGGTCAGTTTCGACACGCTGCGCGGGCTGGTCGAAGCCTACGACGTGGCCAGCCTGTGCATCTGGCACCGCATCGACTCCATCCG